CCTGCGGGCCGGTGGCGCTGCCGTGGGGGATGTCGATCACCACGCGGTGGGCGCTGGCGGCGAGGTAGCGCACCACGCAGTCGCTGCCGGTGATGTGCTCCCAGGCGGCGAGGCGGTTGATGGGCATGGCGTCGGTCTCGAGCCACTTGTAGAGCGTGGCCGGGGTGGTGGCCATGAGCTCGGCGAGGCGCTCGACGCCGAGGCGGCGGCGCGCGAGGGCGTGCGCCTTGTCCGCTTCGAAGGCGGCGCGCAGGCTGGTGGGCTGGGGTTTCGAGAGGTGGCGGCTCATTGGATGTGACCTGGGTAACGTTGGGCGAAAACGAATGATGTTTGGAAGGTGCGAAAGAGCTTTGCGGCGGGCTAAAATCGGGTCGTGTCGATCAACCCGATGGAGCGCGTCATGGAACCAGGTGCCCCCACTCCGAACTTGCTGCCGATGGGTGGCGATCCGGATCTGTATCCGCCGTACTCGAAGGCGCGGCAGGATGCGGAGCTGGAGGCGCTACGGTTTGCGTTCTGCGAGATGGCTGCGCTGCTCCATGAGCAGGGCGGGCTGGATCTGCAGGCGCTGGCCGGTCGGCTTGGGAATGCGCAATGGGCCATGCGAAGGCCGGACACACAGGCATCGGTGGCGTGGCTTGCGGAGACGCTGGTGTATATGCGCTCGAAACAAGGTGAGCCAGGGGGCCGCCCATGAAGCGCAGTCGCGGCAAGACTTGACGCTGGATGTAGGCGTCTTCGGTGTCTTGCGGGCGCAGAGAAAGCAGGCCGCGATCTGCGATCTCGGCGAGGGCGGCCAGGGTGCGGTCGTCGAACTGGTAGAGGTATTCAAATCCGAACATGGCGTCACGCTCCGAGGCAGTAGCAGCGGGCGGCTTCGATGCCGTGGGCTGCGGTGAGGGCGCAGAAGGCCTCCTGGTAGTCGACGCTGAGGTCGGCCAGGAAGGGGCAGGACTGCTGGCGCAGGTAGCGAAGGCGGCGGAAGCGCATGGCGGGCCTCAGGCGGCGACGCGTTGGCGGGGGCGCTCGAGGGCGCGGGCGGGGTCGACGCAGATCTCGCCGGACTTGAGGCCGAGCTTGATGGCGATCTCGTGGGCCTGGCCGCGGACGCACTTCTTGCGGCCGCCCAGAACCTCGAAGACGAGGTTGGGCGAGAACTTGTTGGCGACCGCCCATTGGGTGATCGAGATGCCCTTGGCCTGAAGCTCGGCGCGGGCTTCGTCCGGGGTGCGCAGTTTCATGGTGTGAAGCTCCTTCGGGGGCTGGCGGCACGTTGGCGCGTGTCGCTTTAGTTGCCGTTCGAGGTGTGACGGTGTGAATGAATGATGGTACGCAATCGCGTATCTGTCAACGGGTTTGTACGCAAATGAGTATCGGAGAGCGACTGCGAGAGGAGCGGGTTCGGCTATCCCTCAGCCAGGAGCTGATGGGGGAGTCGGCAGGCGTGCGGAAGCAGGCCCAGCTCAAGTACGAGAACGGGCAGCGCCATCCAGACGCCGCCTACCTAGAGCGCCTGGCGGCGATCGGCGTGGACGTGCTCTACGTGCTCACCGGCCGGCGGGCGCCGGCGGCGAATGGGCTGGCCGTGTCGGAGCCCGGGCCGGTGGGGCATCTGACGCTGCCGGAGCTGGGGCTGATCAAAGGGTTTCGCGGCCTGGACGCCAAGGGGCGGCGGGCGGTGCTGGCGATGATCGAGGCGCTGGCCAAGCCGGCGCCGTCGCAGGTTTTCAACGGGCCGGTGGAGAACCTGGCAGGGCGCGATGTGAAGCACATCGCCACGGGGGACGTAGAGCAGGGAAACGGCGGGCGGATCGGCTGATGCAGCAGTTTTTCGGGCCGATCCAATACGCGGCCGCAGGGGATGTGGTGGTGCGCCAGGTGGTGCCGTCGTGCCTGACGCCGGACGAGCTGGACATGGTGATGGCGGCGCGCGCGGCGCGGCGCCGGGGCAATGCACAGGCAGGGAGGTGGCGTGATGGACCCGAAGTGCCCGACCTGTGGCGGCCTGCTGAACCGGCTGCCGCAGCGCAAGACGAAGTGCCCGCACTGCGGGAGCTACCTGTTTGTGCGCTCGACACCGAGCGACCCGACGCGGCGCCTGGTAACCGAGGCCGCCGCCGAGGCGATCGAGCGGGCGTGGAAGGCGCGGTTCGCGCAGAGCCGGGTGGATGACGCGGCGGCGCTGTTCGGGCTGGCGCCGGGCATGACGGCGAACCGGCTGCGGGTGGTGTTGATGGAGCGCGTAATGGACCTGCGCGACCACGGCACGGCGATGCAGGCGGCGGTGCAGCTGATGGCGCTGGCCGAGAACGACGCCCGGCGCAATGCGGCGGCGCGCTGGTACTACGCGCACCAGCTGCAGGACCTGGGGGAGCGCGGCTGGGCTGCGGTGGAGATCCGCGCGGGGCTGGATGCCTGCCCTGCGTGCCTGGCGCAGGCAGGGCGCGAGCTGACGGTGGGCGATGCACTGGTGCAGATTGTGCCGAGCCCGGATTGCGAGGTGGTGCAGACGGGGCGCGCGAGCTGCGCATTCTGGTCGGCGTCGCGGCGCTGCGAGAACTGAACGGGAGGCGACGATGTACCGGAATTGCTTGAAGTGCGGACACGCGAATCACGAGGCCAGCGGAGACGAGCTCGAGGCGTGCCCGAGCTGCGGGGCGATCTACAGCCGGGTGGAGGCGGCCTGGGGGACGCGGCCGATGGTGAGCCGGGCGCCACGGCCGACGGGGCCTGCGGCGGGCGAGGCGGCTGCGGGTGCGGGGGCGTCCTCGCCAGCGCCATCGCCCACGTCGGCGGCGCGCGGGGCGGGTGCGGCGGAGGTGTCTGTGGAGGTGTTCGCCGAGCGGCTGCGCCTGGCGTCGCTGTACCCGACGTTTCGCGGCCTGGTCGAGCTGCTGTATTGGGTGGTGGTGCTGCTGGCGGTGCTGATGTTCGTGGGCGGAATGTTCGGGGCGTGGGCCATGAGCGGCACGGGCAGCTTCGCGTCGTTCGTGAGCGGGCTGGTGTTCGGGGTGTTCTTTTTGGTGGTGGCCCGGGTGACGCGTGAGATGTCGCTGATGCTGGCGGACCTGGCGGATGCGGCGGTGCGAATTGCGTCGAAGGTGCGGCCGTGAAAATCTTCGGCTGGCCGCTTGACTTGGAAATTAAGTCGTATGGAATGAAGTCATGGTGATCGCAGGGGCGGTCACAGTGACAGGAGAACGATGATGAGCAAGACCTTTGAAATTGCGGCCAACGGCAACCTCATGGGCGAGTACGTCGGCGAAAACGCCGACGAGGCAATCGACGCTTATGCGCGTGAAGCTGGATACGAAGATTTCGCCGACCTCCTTAGCCGCGCCCCTGGTAGCACTCGCGAAGAGCTTGATGTTTTTGAAATTGCCACGGATAAGCTAGTTGATGCTGTTGAAGGGGCTGCGGGCGAGTCTGTTTTCCAAGACAGCTACGGCCGGGGTGTTGCGCTGGTGAAGGGCGAAAGCTACGCGACGTATCGCGAACTGGCGGAGGCTTTTGACTTGGACATTGACCAGTTTCACACATGACCCCGGCTGACCTTGCCGCCTGGCGGCAACACATGGGCTACACCCAGCGCGCCGCGGCGGCGGCGCTGGGTGTGACGCTGGCCACGTACCAGCGACTCGAGCGCGGCGCAGACTGGGCCGACGGCGCAGCCGTCACCATCGACCGGCGCACCGCGCTTGCCTGCGCGGCGCTGGCCGCCGGTCTGGACGGCTGGCGCGCGCCTGGGGCGGACACGCCCGCCGCCTAAGCCCCAAACGCCTTTACTTCGGCCCCCCTCGCCCGCGCGCGTAGCCTGCGGGCATGAGCTACCTGCGCCGAATCGACTCCCTCATCATCCACTGCGCGGCCACGCCCAACGGGCGCTGGACCAGCGTGCTGGATATCGACCACTGGCATAAAGAGGCCGGGTTCCGGCGTGCGCCCAAGACGGACGAGGCGCGCAAGTGGAACCCCGAGCTGTACCACATCGGCTACCACTGGGTGATCTACACCAACGGCGGGCTGGCTACGGGCCGGCATGCGTCGGAGGTGGGCGCCCATGCGCGCGGCCACAACGGCAACAGCCTGTCGATCTGCCTGGTCGGCACCGACCAGTTCACCCCTTTGCAGTGGGACCAGCTCGCGCAGCAGGTGCGCTATTTGTGCGCGACGTACGGCATCCCGCTGCAGCACGCGAACTCCGACACGTACTGGCGCGGGGTGTGCGGGCACCGTGACACCGGGGCGCGCAAGGCGTGCCCGGGGTTCGACGTGGAGCAGTGGCTCGCCGACGGGCTGCAGCCGCAGCCCGGGCACATCCTGACCGAGTGGAGGCTGCCGTGAGCCTGTGCGTGACCGTGACCCATCACGAACCGGAGAGCGCGGCATGGCTGCGCGCGGACGTGTTCCACGTGGATGCCTGCGGGCAGGTGAACGACCGGCCGGTGCGCACGCAGGAGCTGCCGCCGGGCGGGTCGGCGATCGTGCATCTGCACCGGGGCGACGTGCTGGTGGTGCGCGAGCTGACGCCGACCGACGCGGCCGCGCAGGAGTGTGCGTGATGGATACGCCGCGCGACTACGCCGACGAGCCCGCTGTGCCTGCGCCCACCTGCAAGCACTGGTGGCACAGCCGCACCATCTGGGTGAACGTGCTCGCCGCCGGCCTGCTGGCCCTGGAGGCGAGCACCGGGCTGCTGCAGCCGCTGCTGCCGGTGAATCTCTACACCGCGATCGCCGTGGGGCTGCCGGTGATCAACGCGATGCTGCGCATCGTGACCAGCCAGGCGATCCGCACATGAACCCGCTCGCATGGCTGGTCGACCATTTCGGTGGCGGTACCAAGTTGGTGCTCGTGACCCTCGCGCTGAGCCTGGCCGCGATGGGCGGCGGGTGGCTCAACGGGCTGCTGAAGGCGCGCGAGGTGGCGAGCCTGCAGAACGCGCTGGAGGCCGTGCAGCGCGAGCACAGCGAGCAGTGGCGAATCTTCGCCGAGCAGGCCGCGGCGCGGCTGCAGGCTGCCCAGGCACGCGGCGATGCGCTGACCGACGAACTGGCCGCCGCGCTGCGGCAGGCCGAAGCCCTACGAGGAGAGCTCGATGAACAGATCACCCTGGCTACGCAGGGGCGCGCCTGTCTGGACGCTGCTGCTTTGCGCGTGCTCGACCGTGCCCCCGGCATCGCCCCTGCCCCCGCTCGAGTGTCCGCGGCCGCCGGCCGCCCTGCTGCAGCGCGTGTCGCCGACGCTGGCGCCGATTCCGCGCAGCGGGGTGGAGATGGGGCTGGGGGCGGGCCTGAGCCCGAGCGCTACGCCACCGACACCGACCTGGCCCGATGGGCGATCGGCGCCGGGCGGCAGTACGACGAGTGCGCCCGCCGGCTCGACGCGCTGATCGACTGGCACGAACCCCCCGACCCGAAATGACGAGCGCCGGCATGGAACTGAAAGACGTACAACTTTGGCTGCAGATCACCAACACGCTGGTGATCTGGATCGCGGCGCTCTACACGTATTTCGCCAACCGCAACCGGGTGACCAACGAGCGCATCACCAGCCTGCAGGCGAGCCTGCAGACGCGGATCGAGGGCATGAGGAGCGACATGGACCACCGCATGGACAACCATGGCGACCGCCTCGCCCGCGTGGAAAAGGACATCCAGCACGCACCGAGCCACGACGACCTCAAGCGCATCCACGCCCGCATGGACCAGGTGGGCGAGACGCTGGCCAGCCTGCAGGGCGAGTTCAAGGGCGCGAACAACACGCTGCACCTGATCCACACCTACCTGATGACGACCGGGGGCAAGCAATGAATTCGTTTGCGGAACACGTGACGGCCGACCGCCGCCTGGTGGTGCTGCGGCTGCTGGAGCAGGCGCCGGACTACCGCGGCAACGCCTACCTGCTGCAGCGCGCCCTGGATGGCTTTGGCCACGCGGTGGGGATGGACCGCCTGGGCACCGACCTGGCGTGGCTGGCCGAGCAGGATCTGCTGAAGCTCGAGGCCGTGGGCGGCGTGAGCATTGCCACCCTGACCCAGCGCGGCGCCGACGTGGCGCATGGCCGCGTGGTGGTGCCGGGCGTGGCGCGCCCCGCGCCCGGGATCTGACGCCATGGCCCGCAAGAGCAGTGTCCAGAAGCTGGACACCCGGCTGCGCAGCGCGGTGGACGAGCTGCTGCGCGACGGGCGCCACACGCTCGACGACATCCTGGCGCACCTGGCGACGATCAACGGCGGCGCCGCACCGGTGAGCCGCAGCGCCCTGGGCCGCTACGCCCAGCGCGCCGAGGAGCAGATGCGCCGGTACCGCGAGGCGCAGGAGGTGGCCAAGGTGTGGGTGAGCAAGCTGGAGAGCGAGCCCGATGGCGACGTGGCCCGGCTGCTGCCCGAGATGCTGCGCAGCGTGGCGTTCCAGACGCTGGGGTCGATCGGCGACCGCGAGGAAGGCGGCGATGCACAGGAGGTGATGTTCCTGGCGAAGGCCATGAAGGACCTGGCGAGCACGGACAAGCTGACCGCCGACCGGATCCTGATGATCCGCCAGGAGGTGGCGAAGCGCGCGGCGGTGGAAGCGGTGAAGCAGGCCAAGGCCAGCGGGCTGAGTGATGAGGCGGCGGACCTGATCCGGCAGAAGATTCTGGGGGTGGTGTGATGGCGCAGAAGATCGAATTCAATCTTAGTCGCGAGGACGAGGGCGCCTTCGCCGAGGCATTCGGCGAGATGCTCGCCCGGATTCTCAACCTTGACGATACAGAGGACGCGGTTCATATCCTGCGCGCCCTGACGGATCCAGGGCTGCTGAAGATCGACCTTTGCGAGGACGAGCACTGATGCTGCAACGGGAGCATGTGGTGCGCGGTGGCGAGTACCAGGTCGACGGCGAGCGCTGGTGGGTGTTTGTGATCCACCCAGCGACCGTGAGCTGCGAGAGCGTGACGCTGATGGATTGCGACGAGACGGAGTATGTGCGGCGGCTGTCGCGCGTGCCGGCCGAGCGCAGCCGGATGCGCCACATGACCATGCGCAGGTTTCGCGAGGCGGCAGCGTTGGTGGATCTCCATGACTGATGCCGCACCCGCCCTCGCCCCGGTGGCGCGTGCGATGGAAGCGCGCGCCGCGCGCACGCCGATGGCGTTCCTGCCCTACCAGCAGCGCTGGGCCAAGGACGCCACGCCGGTGAAGTTCTGCGAGAAATCGCGCCGTATCGGCTTGAGCTGGGGCGAGGCCGGCGACTCGGCGCTGCTGGCGGCGTCTGCGAGCGGCATGGACGTGTGGTACATCGGCTATACGAAGGACATGGCCGAAGAGTTCATCCGCGACTGCGGCGACTGGCTCAAGTTCTACGGCATGGCCGCGAGCGAGATCGAGGAAGGCGAGGACGTCTTCATCGAAGGCGACGAGAAGAAGAGCATCCTCACCTTCACCATCCGCTGCGCATCGGGCCACCGCATCACCGCGCTGAGCAGCAGCCCGCGCAACCTGCGCGGAAAGCAGGGCCGGGTGATCATCGACGAGGCGGCATTCCACTCGAACCTGGGCGAGCTGCTCAAGGCGGCGATGGCGCTGCTGATCTGGGGCGGACAGGTGCATGTGATCAGCACCCACGACGGCGACGCCAACCCCTTCAACGAGTGGATCAAGGACATCCGCGCGGGCAAGTACCCGTACAGCGTGCACACGATCACCTTCCAGGACGCGCTGGCCGATGGCCTGTACGAGCGCGTATGCCTGCGCCGCGGCGTGCAGCCCACCGAGGCGGACAAGCAGATCTGGGTGAAGGGCATCTATGCCCAGTACGGCGACAACGCCGCCGAGGAGCTGGACTGCATCCCCAAGAACGGCTCGGGCAGCTGGCTGACGCGCGCGCTGATCGAAGCGCGCATGAACAAGGACCTGCCGGTGCTGCGCTGGGCGCCGCCGGCCCCGGACTTTGTGCATTGGCCCGAGCACCTGCGCACGGCCGAGATGCGCGAGTGGCTCGACACCCACGTGCTGCCGCTGCTGCTGGCGCTGGACCCGGATGCGCCGAGCTTCGTCGGCGAGGACTTCGGGCGGACGGGCGACTTGACGGTGATGGCGCCGTGCCAGTTGCTGGCCAACCTGCGCCGGCGGTTCCCGTTCCTGCTCGAGCTGCGCAACTGCCCGTTCGACCAGCAGCGCGAGGCGTTCTTCTATATCTGCGACCGGCTGCCGAGGTTCCGCGCCGGCAAGCTGGATGCGCGCGGCAACGGCCAGTACCTGGGCGAGAAGGCGATGCAGCGCTACGGCGCCACGCTGATCGAGCAGGTGATGCTGTCGCGCCCCTGGTACCGGGACAACACCGCCCCGCTGAAAGCGGCTTTCGAAGATGGCGGGATCGAGCTGCCGATGGACCGCTACATCCTGGATGACCTGCGCCTGGTGGTGGTGGACAAGGGCATCCCGATCATCCCCGACGTGCGCACCGATGGCGCGGACGGGGGCAAGCGGCACGGCGACTCGGCGGTGGCGATCATGCTGGCCTACGCCGCCAGCCGCGCCGAGGTGCCGCCGGCAGCGGGTGAGACGGTGGAGGCCGAGGCGTACACGTACCGCGCGCCGCGGCCGAAGATGGGACAAGGGCGCATGGGCGCCAGGGGAGTGACGCTGTGGTGAAGAAGGTGGAGATCGGTGCGGCGGTGCTGTACCTGGGGGATTGCATGGAGATCATGCCCGGGTTGCCGCCGGTGGCTGCCGTGATCACCGACCCGCCCTATGCGTCGGGCGGGATGTACCGCGCGGATCGCACCATGTCGGTGAAGGCGAAGTATGTCTCGGGCGACGTGAAGCGCCAGTGGCGGGCGTTTTCCGGAGACGCGAAAGACCAGCGGTCGTGGATGAACTGGTGCGTCGAATGGCTGAAGCGGCTGCCGATAGAGGAAGGCGCCTATGTGCTCAGCTTCATCGACTGGCGCCAGTTGCCTGCGCTGTCGGATGCCTTCCAGTGGGCGGGCCTGATGTGGCGCGGCGTGGCCGCATGGGACAAGGGCCTGGGTGCGCGCGCCCCGCACAAGGGCTACCTGAAACACCAGTGTGAATACATCGTGTGGGGCACGGCCGGGAAGATCCCGATCGCCGAGCACGCTGGGCCGTTCCCCGGCGCCTATCGGGCGACCGTGCTGCAGGCCGACAAGCACCACATGACCGGAAAGCCGACCGCGCTGATGCGCGAGCTGGTGCGCATCGTGCCCGAGGGTGCCCAGATCCTGGACCAGTTCATGGGGTCTGGCACGACGGGCGTTGCTGCTGTGCTGGAGGGCCGGCGCTTCGTCGGCATCGAATGCGACCCCGAGCATTTCGCCGTCGCCTGCCGCCGCATCGCCGAGGCGCAAGGTATCCCCTGGCCACCGGCGATCGCCGATGTGCGCGACGCCTACGAGCTGACCGAGCAGCAAGCCGCGCGCCTGGCAGGTGGGGCATGAAGCCGCGCGACCTGGACGCCCGCCTGGCGTGGTCGAGGAAGCGCCTGCGGCAGCGGCAGCGCAAGCCGCTGGCGAGGCATGCGGGCGAGACCTGGGACCAGGCAACGGACAAGACGCAAGCGCGGCCCGTGGCGCCCTGTGCGCCATGTGGGGCGGCTGATGACCCGTCCGAAGGCGTGTAAGCCCGCCTGAGGGCGTGTAACACGCGTTATAACCAACACCGAGAGGCTAGGCCGATGGGCATTCTGGATTTTCTGTTCCGCCGCGGGGGTGATGCCTCTGAAACCGAGGGCGCCGCGCGCGTGGTGGAGGCGGCCGGCGCGACGATCGACCCGGACGATGAAGAGGGCTGGCGCCGGCTGAGTGGCGACGCCGACCGCGACCTGTCGCCGTTGAGCCAGGCGCGCATGCGCGAGACCGCGCTGTATTTGTGGGACGCGAACCTGCTGGCGAACCGCATCGTCGAGCTGCCGCTGGCCTACATGCTGGCCGAGGGCGTGGAGCTGCGCGCGGGCGAGCCGGCAATGCAGGAGACGATCGGGCGCTTCTGGTCGGATCCGATCAATTCGATGGACGTGAAGCTGCCGAAGAAGGTGCGCGAACTGAGCATATTCGGCGAGCAGGTGTGGCCGACCTTCGTGAATGAGGTGGATGGCCATGTGCGCCTGGGCTATCTGGACCCGGCGCTGATCGAGACCGTCGTGGTGGACCCGGACAACCCGGAGCAGCCGATCGGCATCGTGACGGTGCGGGACCGCAAGGGGCGCGCGCTGCGCTACCGGGTGATCGTGAACGGGCCGGAGACGGTCTTTACCCAGCGCACGCAGGAGATTCGCAAGACGTTTGCGGATGGCGAGGCGTTCTACTTCACGGTCAATGACCTGAGCGTTTCCCGGCGCGGGCGCAGCGACCTGCGGGCGCCGGCGGACTGGGTGGATGCCTACGATCAGTTTCTGTTCGGCGAGATCGAGCGCTACAACTTTTTGCGGGCCTTCGTGTGGGACGTGACCGTGACCGGTGCGGACGAGTCGAAGATCAAGGAGAAGGCGCGGACGATCAAGGCGCCGGCGCCGGGCAGCGTGCGGGTGCATAACGACTCGGAGGTCTGGAAAGCAGAAAGCCCAGACATCAAGGCCGGCGACACGGCGGACGGGGCGCGGCTGTTCCGCAACCATGTGCTCGGCGGCGCGACCATCCCCGAGCACTGGTTTGGCGGTGGCGGCGATGTGAATCGCGCGACCGGCGACAGCATGGGCGAGCCGACATTCAAGGCCTTCTCGATGCGGCAGCGCTTCCTGAAGCACATGATCGAGAGCGTGGGCCGCTACGTGATCCGTCAGAAACTGATCGCCGAGGCTGGCGAGCCGGACTGGTGGGACGAGCGCCTGGCGTGCGAGGCGGTGTTCCCGGAGATGACGGCGCGCGACACGACCAAATACGCGGCGGCGCTCGCCCAGGTGGTGCAGGCGGTGAGCATGGCGATCAACGCGGGGTTGATGGGCGAGGAGACCGGCGTGGCGCTGGTGGCCGCGGTGGCGGGGCGGCTGGGGGTGGAGATCGACCCGGCCGAGGAGCTGCGCCAGGCGCGCGAGGGCGCCGAGACGCGCGCGGCGCGGGATGCCTTTGTGGGGCCGGGTCCGGAGCCGGAGCCCGACGCGGCGCCGGGCGCCGAGCGGGGTGAGGCGTGAGCATGCTTGCCCCGGAGGGGCTTCCGACGACGGCCCCCGAGCTGCTGCGGGGTGAGGCGCTGCCCGAGCTGCCCGAGCTGCTGCCCTGCCCGTTCTGCGGTGGCGTGGCGGAAATGGTGGACGTGAGCTGGATGCTGGGCGCGCGCCGGGCGCTGTGCTGCTGCATCGAGTGCCGTGCGCAGGGGCAGGATGTGCAGTACCGCCCGGGGCCGGACCATGGGCTGCGCGACGAGGCGATGTACGCGGCGACCTGCGCGTGGAACACGCGCGCGCCGTGCCGGCGGCGTGACGACCCCGAGGCCGAGGGGCGGCTGTGACGACGCCCACCGAGGCCTTCAACGCGGCGCTGACAGGGCGCACGCGGCTGATCAACGGCACGCTGGCCGAGTTGCGCGCGCTGCTGCAGAAGGCGGACGCCGACATCCTGGCGATTCTGGCGGCGCTGCCGAGCGACTACCAGGCGTGGTATCTGCCGCAGCTGCAGGGCGAGGTGCGCCGCGTGCTCGAGCTGATCGCGGGAGACGTGGCGGCGGCGGTGGATGCCGGCCAGGTGGCGGCGTGGCGGCAGGGCTCGGCGCTGGTGGATGGCGTGCTGGCGGCGTCGGCGGTGTCGGTGGTGATGCCGCAGCTGGACACGCGGCAGCTGTCTGCGATGCGGCAGTTCCTTACGGAGAAGATCAAGGACGTGACGCTGGACGCGGCGAACCTGATCAACAGCGAGCTGGGCCTGGTGACGATTGGTGTGAAGACGCCCTTCGATGCGATCAAGGCCGTGAGCGAGGCGCTGGGCGAGAAGACGCTGCGCCGGGGCACGACGATCGTTGCGACCGAGCTCAACCGGGCCTTTGCGGCAGCAAACCAGTTGCGCATGGAGCAAAGCGCGCAGTACGTGCCCGGGCTGCAGAAGAAGTGGCTGAAGAGCGGCAAGCGCGAGCCGCGGCCAGAGCATGTGGCGATCCATGGGCAGACGCAGCCGGTGGAGAAGCCGTTCGTGCTGGAGGGCGGCGCGGTGAAGATGATGTACCCCGGCGACCCGCGCGCGCCGGCGCGGCATACGATCAACTGCGGCTGCGCTGCGGTGCCGGTGGTGCCGAAGGACAACCCGTACGGGCTCGAGCGCACCGTGAAAGACGAGGTCGCCGAGAGCGACGCCGCCGAGAACGCACGCGCACGCGCTGCCGTGCGCAACGCCGCCCGCCAGGGCTGAGCCGCGCACCCGGGCGCCCGCCCCGAAAAGCCCAAATCCCTTTACTTCTGCGGCCCTCGCGCGAGGCGCCATGCTCGCTCCGTCATTCCCCCAACCGCCTTTACGGAGCGCAGCAATGGACAAACCCACCCCGCAGCACCCCATGGACCTGCCGGCCGAGCAGGCCGCAAAGCTGGTGAGCCGCAAGGCGCCCGAGCTGGGCGCCGATGGCAAGCCGACCGGCAAGGACACCGACGTGCCGCTGCAGGCCGACGAGGTCTTCGCGAACCGCGTGCGCGGTGACGAGCTCGTCGTGGTGACCACCTCGGGCGAGAAGCTGACCGGCAAGGCGCCGGCGAGCAAGGGCGGCAAGGCCTGACCATGAAAAGCATCCCGGCCCATGGCATCGTGGGCGCGCGGCTGATCGAGGCCGCCGCCACCGAGGTGCGCGCGGTGCTCAACCTGGTGATGCGTGCGCTGGTCCAGGCCGGGCACGTCTCCGAGTACGCAAGCCCCGAGGCGGTCTATCCGGACCGCGTGGTCGTCTACAAGGACGGCCGCTACTACGCCTTCCCCTTCACCCTTTCCGAAGACAACGCGGTCACCGTGGGCGCGCCGCGCGAGGTGGTGATGCAGCACGTGGATGCCGCCTCGCGCATGACCGAGGCGCAGCAGGAGCAGGCCTTCATCGAAGCGGTGGGCGAGCCTACCGGCGGCGTGTGGCTGATCCGCGTGATCCGCGCCGGCGAATCGGGCAACCGCAACTACTACCCCGACGCCGTGCTGCGTGACGCCGTGCGCCTGGTCGAAGGCGCGCGCGTTTTCGAGAAGAGCGACTCCGATCACGTCGCGGCCGGCACCCAGGCCGTGGCGCCGGGCAAGAGCTTTCGCAACCTGGTAGGCCAGCTGCGCAACGCCCGCTTCGTCGAAGGGGCTGCGGCCGACACCGGCGAGATCCAGGCCGATCTGCACCTGATCCAGCCCGATGGCGACGTGGCCGTGCGCGTGCGCGAGGCCCACGCCCGCGGCATGGCCGGCCTGTTCGGCTTCTCGATTGACGCCGACGCGAAGGCCAAGGTCATCACCAAGGGCGGCCGCAAGCTGCGCGCCGCAACCCAAATCACCAAGGTCCATTCCGTGGATCTGATCGTGGAACCCGGTGCGGGCGGTGCCCTGCTGCGCATCGTCGAAGCCCAAGCAACCCCGTCCCAGGAGGATGAAGACATGGCACTGCGCCAACGCATGATCGAGGCCATCAAGGCCCACAACCCCGCTTTCGACGACGCCAACGCGACTGACGAGCAGATCGAGGCCGCTTTCGTGGAGGCGAAGGCCGCCAAGCCCGCGCCGACCCCGGCCCCCGCGCCCGCCGCCGATCCGGCGCTGATGGACCAGGTGCGCCTGGTGGAGGCCCGCATCACCGCGCGCGACCTGGTCGGCGCCGCCAAGCTGCCGCAGCCCGCCAAGGACAAGCTGCTCGCCCGCTTTGTGGAGGCGCAAGCGCCTTTCACCGCGGCGGACGTGAGCAAGGCCATTGAGGACGAGCGCGCGTACCTGGCGCGCTTCACCGAGAGCGGCAAGCCGGTGATCCACTTCGACGAGACGGTGCAGGTGGAAGACCGCTCGCAGAAGATCGGCGCCATGCTCGACAACTTCTTCAACCGCAGCGGCGTGCACAGCTTCAAGGAGTGCTACGTCGAGATCACCGGCGACCGCCAGATCACCGGCGACCTGCGCAACTGCGACTTGTCGCGCATGCGCGAGTCGATGGGCGAGCGCTTCGTCGAGGCGTTGTCCTCCTCGAGCTGGGCGAACGTGCTGGGCGACAGCATCACCCGCCGCATGTTGGCCGACTACGCACAGATGACCGACCTGCAGGCCTGGCGCAAGGTGGCCGACGTGGTGCCGGTGACCGACTTCCGCACCCAGGAGCGCACCCGCATCGGTGGTTACGGCAACCTGCCCGGCGTGAACCAGGCGGCGGCCTACACCGCGCTGACCAGCCCGAGTGACGAGAAGGCGACCTATGCGCTGACCAAGCGCGGCGGCACCGAGTCGATCACCCTGGAGATGATCGCCAACGACGACGTGGGCGCAATCCGCCGCCTGCCGACCGAGATGGCGCTGGCTGCCGCCAACACGCTGTACGAGTTCGTGATGGACTTCATCCGCACGAACCCGACGATCTACGACACCACGGCGCTGTTCACCGCTGGCCACGGCAACCTCGGCGCCGCTGCGCTGGACGCCACGAGCTTTGCGGCCGCACGCCTGGCGATGCTCAAGCAGACCCGCGCGGGCTCGCTCAAGCGGCTCAACCTGACGCCGCGGACGCTCCTGGTCCCGCCCGAGCTGCAGGCCGCCGCGTTCGACCTGTTCATCCGCAACCAGAACAACGACAAGACCTTCATCCAGACCATCAACCCGGAAGTGATCGCGGTGCCGTACTGGACCGACGCCAACGACTGGGCGGTGGTGGCCGACCCGCGCCAGATCCCGACCATCGAGGTCGGCTTCCTGAACGGCCGCGAGGAGCCGGAGCTTTTCGTGCAAGACACGCCGAACGTCGGGTCGCTGTTCTCGAACGACCAGGTCACCTACAAGATCCGCCACATCTACAGCGGCGCTGTGATGGATTACCGCGGGTTCTACAAGGCGGTGGTGGCGTAAGGGACTCCCCCAGGGCAGTGATCGGGGGCGGCTGGCAGCCGCTGCCCCCGGGAGCCCCGCGACTGCCTCGGCCCGCCAACCTTTTCGGGGGTGGATAACGGGCGAGAGGACTGGAAACCCCCACCTTTTTCGTATCGCTGGAGATCCCCGTGAGCAAAACCGCCAACCGCACCCTGACCGCCAGCCTGGAGCCGGTTGTCGTGATCGACAACCCGGGCTACAGCGCGAGCATCCTGCGCGTCGACCTGGAGAACAAAGGCGCATCGGCCGTGACCGGCTGGAAGCTCTACGGCCAGGCCACGCCGAACGCGCCGCTGCGCGACATCACGCCGGGCTCGGTGACTGCCGCAGATGGCTACCTTGTCGTGACCCCGGCGCCGCGCGCGCCGACGCTGGCCGCCGCGGCGAACACGCAGCTGGCGATCAACTGCACGCTCTGGCACCGCATGGAGCTGCACTTTGCGGGCACCGGCGCCCAGATTGCGGCGAGCTGGGAGGTGATGTCGTGAAGCGCAGCATCCTTGAAAGGGCTGCCCCGCCGGTGGGGCAGGAGGTTCGGTTCGTGAGTGGACCGGGTGGGGGGAGTGCATACCCCGTCCAGCGAAACCCAGGCGGCGGTCCGATCCCGCTGCATGAGCTGCTGCCCACGCACCGACCGATCCTCAACCCCGAGGCGATCAACCCGGCGACGATCACCGCCGCGGCGGGCGTCGTTGCTACGATTGCAGATTCCGCTGCCGGCGAGTTCTATAGAAAAGATCTCGTGCTGACGATGGCGGGCGTGACGGCGCTCGGCTACACAACGCTCCCAATCCCGCCCGACTACTACGGTACGAAGGCAAAGCTTGGGTTCCACAACCATTTCCGGGTATGGTGTGACGACTGGTCAAAGATCGCCGAGTTTGCAATCTGGCCGTACTTCGCTGGGCAAAATGACCGGGCGCCGATGTCGCTGGTAGAGGTTGGGTCGTCGTCGTATGGCTGCACAGACCCGAATTTCGCCGCGCGCTGGAACGGCAAGTACCGGACATTGCAGGTTAATGCGCCGGATCGCGGCGTGCCGAACGGCACGGTGCCGGGGTGGGGTACGGGCAACGGCACGCCGGCCGACGCCGAGATTGTGGGATTCCGTTTCCATATTCAAACATCCGGTGCGTGCGTCATCAAGATCAATCGCATCTATTCCAGTCAGTGGCCCATCGGTGCATTTACGCTGATCGGGGATGGTGCGTATCAGGGTTTCCGCGAGCACGCTCTATCTGCATTCCGGCAGCGAGATTGGCGCGGTGGCGTTTCGCTGTTCGAAGATGCGGAAAACAACGCAGTGTTGCCGAGCCTTTCGGACCTGCGGCAATTTTCGGACGCGGGATGGGACATATTCCCGCACATGCGTTCGCTGGAGTCCGGCGCGCCGGCTGCTGGTGCGCTGACAGGGACTGAGACGCCCGCGGTGCTGGAGGCGTCCTGGCGCGCGATCTCCAACCGCATCCGCAACAACACTAGCGCAAAACAAGCGGGGCTGCGCTTCCTGCAATTCCTGCAAGGCTCTGGACGATCAAACGTTGCGGGCGGTGTTTTCATGGCGCAAGAGCTTGGGCGACTTGGTGTGGAGGTTGCGCGCACGCAAGTCGTCGATAGCGAGTGGGGCGTCGATCCGTTCGCCGCCCAGCCTCCCTTCCGGCGAAACACGCCGGCGCGTCCGCTGCTGCGCGACGGCGTTACGCGGTGCGGCATCAACGCGGGCTGGAATACGGGGTGGATTCCGAAATGGGGTCGCTATAATTATTTCAGCGGGCAGCTGTACAGCCACCCGGCCGACGCCAGCACGCCGGAGACGCGCGACACATACGAGGGCTCGCTGCTGCAAATGACGGTCGAGCGGGCTGCGATGTACGGCAGCACGATAATGCAGTTTACGCATGACATCGTGCCGTTCGACGGAGTGCAGCCAACTGTGTACAACTCTGGCCTGAATCAGTGGCGCGCGCTGCTGGCCGACCTCGACAGTTATGTTCGCGCCGGCAAACTGCTTGTACTGAGCCCGTCCGAGCTGGCGAGCGTCACATATTTGCGCCCCGGCGACGTGTTTGTCCGCTGGGACGGCGAGTGGGTCTATCGTCACGACCCGACCAAGATCGCTTTCTGAGGACCGGAAAATGAATCTGTATGTCTTGTATGCCGAAGGGCACGGAGCAAGGTCATTTTTTGTGGTAGCGGACTGCCCGGACGCAGCCGTAGCGGCCATCAATGCGGAACTGAAGAAGACGCGGGACTATGGTGACAGTCCGCCCGAAGAGGTATCCGCAGAAGACCTGATATGCGTGCCGCCC